GCCTCATCGCCGAACTCAGCCACGACGTCAATCCAATTGAGGTACGGTCGTAGGCGACCCTCATGGTCGTATATCTTCAGGAGGACATCCTGCATGAAGCAGGGGAGCCCAGGAGACCTCTTGCTGGCTGCGAAGCCTTGAGGGATCTCCAGCTGTCCCGTTTCAAACGACCTCTCGACCGCCTTCCCTAAAGAAGGCAAAATCGAAGTCACAAAAGGCAGACCTTCGCCTTCGCACCGAGTGTTTAGCTCGGCGACGTCAGCAGCCAGTCCATCCCTCGTGTTGAGGCTGGAACATTCCGAAAGGATGGCGATAAGGACTTCGGACACGAATGTCCGTTGGCGATTAAGATCTAGGGGCATTAAGGTCCTCCGGATCTCCAACTATGCCGCTCTACCCATTGAGGGCAGAGATTTGCAAGTAATTACCGGTGCCCAGGGACACCAGACTCTTAGCGAATACCCGTGACCAGATACGCGAGGTTGGGCATGGTCCAGGGGACCTTGCCTGCCACGATATCGGCGGAGGCGAACTCGGCGCTCGCTAGGTACTGCATCAGAATCAGGTGCTGGACCTCGATAATCTTCTGAACTTGCGCGTTGGTAAAGCCAACGCGAGGCATGTTCAGGGTGATGCCGACACCGAACTCGTTCTCGACCGGGGCCGTGGTGGGGCTGGGGCCAGCGTTCCGATTGCTCGCGTAGATGTTGACAACATCCACCACGAACGCGCGGGAGGCGGTGGCCTTAACCAACTTACCAGTAGTCACGATCGACTGCGGAAGTCCGATGGGCGAAAGGGCGTTAATACGCCGGACAGCGGGGTCGCCAGAGGCCTGCGTGAGCAGGTTGTACGACTGAACCTCGTTGTCGGAGTTTCGCGCCGTGAAGAGACTTGCGAGTGGCATAAAAGTCATTCCTATCTATGTAAGGCCTCTTAGAAGGGAGGCGGCAAGCACGGCTGACCCAGCCGAAGGGGGAAAGGTTAGGACCGGAAAGTCCGAATAGGTCCAGCCTACATTCCGGTGATAGCGGGTGTCAATGACGTGCCCAATGGGCACGGACTTATCAGTATGATAAGACCACGCGGCAAGGCCGCGGTCGACATCGGCTTCGCTAATCTCCTTGAAATTGTAGTAAACAACCCAGTCACGAGTCTCTTTGAAGGAGACCGTGAAATCGTCCACCAAGTAATCACCAATGTAGGTGTTATACTTGTGCCGATCCAGGACGTCACCGAACTTCCAAATCCAGTCCAGCACGAAGCTGAACGGCAGGGAGTTCCAGATCGTTCCAAGTGGATTGTTCAATCCCAGGGCAGCGATCAAGCCCCGGGTTACTGCCTCTAGATCCTCGGGTATGTCGAGCGCCATGTGGAGCCGACAAGTCGCGGACAGCTTCACCCTGCGAAGGGCGAGCTGCGCCGTGTAACTGTAGCCAGGTCGCCTTAGCGGCCAGGCAGGGTCTCCGAGGGTAACGACCGGCGGAAGAGCCGGCGTTACGTCAATCTCCCGGGTTGTCCGTAGACGCGAAGTCTTGTTGTTATGTGCCCGCAACCAGTCAATCCTCTTCAGGACCGTCTGGCATATAGACATCAAGGCTTCCAAGTCCCCAATGAAGGGGGCTGCACCGAAAGACCAACTGAGGTGTGCCCCTGACACCGTCTTGCTAATGGATTTCTCCATTTGGGGGATTAACTCGGTAACGCTGTTCCATTCGAACAGAAAATTACCGAAGTCGAGGGCCTGCGGAAACTGGTCCGCAAACCGATCGAACGCCTTTTGGGCAAAATCCACCTCGCTAACGGTCTCCAGAGGAGGTGACCAACCAACCATCCAAGCCAAGGTAGCCGGTGAGATATCCGGTGCCGGTCGCGTCCTTTGCGCATAGGGCAGCCAGTGCACACCAGTGTACGTATGGTCCTGGACAGGGACGTAGGTCACAAGGTTGTGGCGTACAGGTTTAGAAATAAACCTGCCGTTAACCTTAGGTAAACCCACGACGTCACGCGTCATCTCGACGCGGGATGGTACGTAACCAGTGAACGTATAGAGAGAACCAGTCAAGGTGTCCT